CAGGCTGGTTATGCTAACGCTACCGTCGTTGCTGGTGCTAACGGCAACGTTGGTACATTTCCAGCAGCTAATACCAACGCTGAAAATGGTATTTACAACTTCTCTGGCGGTGTTGTTACAACACTTGCTGAAGGACTTGGTTCGAACGCATCTGCAGTCTTCCCTGAAATGGCTTTCTCGATCGAGAAGGTTTCGGTTGAAGCAAAGAGCCGCGCTCTGAAGGCAGAATATTCGCTAGAACTAGCTCAGGATCTTAAGGCAATTCACGGCCTCGATGCTGAAACAGAACTCAGCAACATCCTTTCCGCTGAAATTCTAGCTGAAATCAACCGCGAAGTTATCCGTACCATCATCACAACAGCCGTACGTGGCGCTGCTTCTGGTACAACAACAGCTGGTATCTTCGATCTTGACACCGATTCAAACGGCCGTTGGTCAGTTGAAAAGTTCAAGGGTCTTATGTTCCAGGTCGAGCGTGAAGCTAACGCAATTGCTAAGGCAACTCGTCGTGGTAAGGGTAACATCATCATCTGTTCTTCGGACGTTGCTTCCGCACTTCAGATGGCCGGTGTTCTTGACTACGCTCCTGCTCTTAACTCCAACAACCTAAACGTTGACGATACCGGCAACACCTTCGCTGGTGTTCTTAACGGTCGCCTTCGCGTTTACATCGATCCATATGCTGGTAACAACTTCATGGTTGTAGGCTACAAGGGTTCTAGCGCATTCGACGCTGGTCTCTTCTACTGCCCATATGTTCCACTTCAGATGGTTCGTGCGGTTGATCCTAACACCTTCCAGCCAAAGATTGGTTTCAAGACTCGCTACGGCATGGTCGCAAACCCATTCGCTGAAGGTTCGAGCGATTCGGCTCTTGGACGTATTGTACAAGACAGCAACGTTTACTATCGTCGCTTGATCGTCAACAACCTTATGTAAGGTTGATAATAAAAAAGTAGTAGTACTTACTGAGAGGGTGGCTTCGGTCACCCTCTCTTTTTGTCTATATAAATAAGACTGTATAGTATTTGCTGGACCACATAGTGATTATATGGGAGTTCATGAAATGGGGCAACAGGATAATGCAGAACATAGAGCAGAATAATCTCTCACTACTCAATTTTAAATTCAAGCTCGACCGAACACCTCAGATTGAATATAGAATACAGACTGTCGAGCTGCCGGGACTAAGCCTGGGTAGTGCAGACCAGCCGACTCCTTTCGTTACCATCCCAAGACCCGGCAATCTATCATACAACGATCTCAATATTACATTTCTTGTCGGTGAAAATCTACGAGATTATCTCAGCGTATTCGATTGGATGGTTGCACTCGGCAAGCCAGACAACTTTGAACAGTATCGCGACTGGTTCTCAGATTGCAATGTGTTTGTTCTAAACAGTAATCTCAAACCCGTATTCAGTTACCGCTTCACTGATGTCTATCCGATCGAATTGTCGGGCATCAATTATGACACGACACTTTCAGAGGTTCAGTATGCAACTGCGACCGTAACATTTAAGTACACAAGATTTTACATAGATCCTATTAATAACAGTTGATTATATGTCAGGAATGACGTATATTGAGATTGAGGTTTATTAGGAGTTGTCATGAGACTTGAAGACATTATAAGTGCGTGGGAAGTAGATAGCAAGATCAATCGCGACGATCTCGATAACGAATCTTTGGCTGCTTCGACACTACACCACAAGTATCACAAAATTTTCACGCACGAGCGTATTCTAATGCGTAAGTATGAGTTTCAACATAAGCAATTGCGGCTCGAGAAGTTTGAGTTCTATACTCAAGGTCCTACACGAGAAACCCAGGAGAAGGGTTGGCAGTTGCCGCCTGCCGGTAAAATACTTAAGGCAGATGCTAACAATTACGTAGATGCCGATAATGATGTCGTAGAGCTAGCTTTGAAGGTAGGTCTACAACACGAAAAAATAGAATTGCTTGAGTCAATTATTAGATCAATTATGAATAGGGGCTTCCAGATCAAAAATGCGATCGACTTTATGAAGTTCCAATCGGGGTTCTAATGACAGACATACATTTAGAGTATCACAATTATACGCACTGTAGAATCCAATGTGATTCCGGCATTCTGATGGAGTTGTCGGATCATTTGACTTTCTTTAAAGACAACTATAAGTTCGATCCAAAGTACAAGGCGCGTATCTGGGACGGGAAGATTCGTCTCGTCAATAGACTGACTCGGCTCGTCTATGCAGGCCTCGCGCAGAACATAAAGAAGTTCTGTGACGAGAGAGACTATACGTTCTCATTCGACGATCAATTCCTTTATGATAACGTCTCTGTCAAAGAAGTAGAAGACTTCATGAAGTCTCTCAACCTACCCGATTGGTTAGAGGTTAGATCGTATCAGGTAGATGCTATCGTAAAATGTCTTCGGTCCCGCCGCCGCACTCTGCTCTCTCCTACATCATCGGGCAAGTCGTTCATCATCTACGTCATCAATGAATGGTATCGCCAGAAGCATGACACCAAGTCTCTTATCATTGTGCCGACAATTGGTCTTGTCAAACAGATGCAGTCCGACTTTGAGTCGTATGGATATACCGGCACATTCAATACATCGATCGAAGGTTTGAATAAAACGAACGGTCATGAATTTGATACCACGATCACGACGTGGCAGTCGCTAGACAACGGAAAGAAGAAGCTCCCCAAGGAATGGTATGACCAGTATCAGGTAGTGTTTGGAGATGAGGCACATGGTGCGAAAGCAATGACGCTCGTCAACATTCTCTCGTCGATGGTCAATACACCGTATCGCTTTGGTACGACAGGTACGCTTGATAACTCGGAACTTAATAAGACGACGATCTACGGACTATTTGGCGCGCCCTATAGAACAACGACTACACGTGAGTTGATTGATGATGGACACGCTGCCGATATTAAGATCAAGTGTATCGTTCTAAAGTATTCAGACGCTGAACGCAAAGAGTTTCATAAGCCCATCCAGGATAAGAAAACAAAGCAATCGAGAAAGCGCAACTACCAAGAAGAGGTAGACTATCTCGTAGAGCACACAAGAAGAACGGAGTTCATTCGCAATCTTGCACTGAGTCTAAAGGGCAACAAGCTCGTCTTCTTTAGACTTACGGATCATGGTGAGGCGCTATACGAAAGTCTAAAGGACCATTCGAACGTATTCTATATCGACGGTTCCGTAAAGGGTAACGAGAGAGAACTTATTCGTAAGGCTATTGAAGAAGAAGAGAACGCGATTCTCGTCGCCTCCCTGGGAACTACATCGACCGGTGTCAGCATCAATCGTCTGCATCACATGATCGCGGCATCACCTTCTAAGTCTAAGATCAAGGTCCTACAGTCGATCGGACGTATGCTTAGACAGCATGATGAGAAGACACACGCTGTCCTATACGACATTGTCGATGACCTGTCACATGGCAAGCAACGAAATTACACGTTGCTTCATTTTGAAGAACGTGCTAAGATATATGATCAGGAACGGTTCGATTATAAGATTTATACTGTGGGGTTGAAATAATGTATCTTGTTTTGAAGATCGTCTCGGGTGAAGAGGTGATCGGTGTGTTAGCCGTAGAGAATATGGTTGAGACCCACAATCTCGAATATTTTGAGCTGACCGATCCGATGTGGATCGTGGCGGACCGAGAGGGTTCGATGAAACTACGTTCGGCTACGATATTAGCCGCAGAGAATCGATTGGTCTTCTGCCCCGAAAATGTGATCGCCGCTTATATGCCCAGTCAGCCACTCATTGAATACTATAAAACCGCAACGGGATACACCCAAAAATACACTCAAGTCGATATCGACAAGCAGATTCATCTCGCCACCGAAGAGCTTGCACAGGCAACCAAAGAGGCAGAAGAGTTCGAATCTAATCTTACAAAATTCATAGCAAAAGCGTCAAAAGTGTCGATACACTAAGGAAAGTATACATGAAAGACAACCACTACGTAGACAATAAGCGTCTATATACAGAAATGATCAAGTATGTACGGGAATACACCGATGCGGTAGAGAGTGGCGCAGAGGTACCCAGGGTATCGAAATACATCGGCGAATGCATCTGGTTGATCGCCAATCGCCTTGCGACGAACCGTAACTTCGTTGGTTATACATATAAAGACGAGATGATTGGTGACGCGATCGAAAACTGTCTGCGTTACATACACAACTTCAATCCCGAGAAGTCGAACAATCCGTTTGCATACTTTACCCAAATCATGTACTATGCATTCCTACGACGCATTGAAAAAGAGAAGAAGCAGACCTATATTAAATATAAAGCCATGCAAAACTCTGCTACTATGAATACGTTAGTAGAGTTGGCGCCAGGCGATCAATCACACTTTAACGCTGTACTACTCACTATGGATCATGATAAGCTTCGCACCATGTCAGAGAAGTACGATGCAAAACAAATAGCGAAGAAGCCCGGGAAGAAGAAAGGGCTAGAGAAGTTTATAGGAGATGAAGATGAGCAGATTTAATGCTGTTCCCATTATTATTCAACAGATGGTAGAATCAATCGAATCAAAGTCTACGCCAGATAATGTCAAGTTTAATCAGGTTCAAATGCTAGAGACGATTCGTGATTATTGTGAGCAGACAGCGTCAGCATGGCGCAAAGATCAGGACCGCCAGTCGTTCAAAAAACGCCGATAAGGATACATTATGAAAATTGCTTTGTTGGGTGATACCCACTTTGGAGCGCGGAACGACAATTCCGCGTTTCATGATTATTTTGAGAAATTTTATCGTGATGTGTTCTTCCCTTATTTAATCGAGAACAACATTGATACCGTTATTCAGTTTGGTGATCTGTTTGATCGTCGCAAATATATTAATTTTAATACGCTAGCGCGTTCGCGCAAGTATTTCTTTGATCAGCTAGTCCTAGCTGGTATCGGTATGCATGTGTTTGTGGGCAATCACGATACGTTCTATAAGAATACTAACGAGGTCAATTCACCCGATCTACTATTGACTGAGTATCAGAACATCCATGTCTATAGCGATCCTACGCTACAGTATTTCGATGGTACTCCCATTACTCTACTGCCATGGGTATGTTCGGGTAATATCGAACAATGCTTAGATCACATTGAGAAGACACCTGCTCAGATTCTATTCGGCCACCTTGAACTTGCCGGATTTGAAATGTATAGAGGCACCGTAAACGATCATGGCCAATTTGAAAATAGCCTGCTGTCGAAATTCGACGTTGTATGTTCTGGGCACTTTCACCATAGGTCGTCACGCGGAAACATCCACTACCTCGGCACACCCTATGAAATGTCCTGGAGTGATTACAATGACCCACGTGGATTCCACATCTTCGACACGGAGACACGTGAGCTAGAGTTCATCCGCAACCCACACGTCATCTTCAATAAGATCCACTATGATGATGCCGATAAGACAATGGATGATGTTATCGACATCGACTTCGCTCAGTATAAGGGTACGTATGTCAAGGTGATTGTCCGTAACAAGACGAACCCATATTGGTTTGATATGTTCGTCGATAGACTCGAAAAGGCCGGAACAGTCGATATTCAGGTCGTCGAGGATCACTTGAATCTTAACCTAGAAGACGATAGTGAAATTGTCAACGAGGCTGAGGATACACTTACGATTCTTCGCAAGGTAGTTGATGGCATTGAGTCGAACGTCCCGAAGAAAGACCTTGACCTTTTCTTGACTAATCTCTATACTGAAGCTATGCATGTGGAGTAATTATGAAGTTCGAAGACTGGCTTTACGAGACCGATCATACGGGTCTTAGACTAGAACACTTGTATGAAGATCTAGCTGACTATCAGGGTGATAATGTGTCTATCATTATAAAGTGGCCCGAGGCCGCGTATAATGTTGGCTACGAACATCGCGATAGTGAATTAATGGATGATGGTAAATGATACAATTTAAGAAGCTGCGGTGGCAGAACCTACTATCGACTGGCAATCAGTTTACAGAACTCGATCTCAATAGGTCGAGTTCGACTCTTATTGTGGGTGAGAATGGTGCCGGCAAATCGACATTCATTGAGGCGTTGACGTTTGCCTTGTATGGCAAGCCGTTTCGTAACATCAACAAGCCACAACTACTCAATGCCATTACTGGTAAGGGGCTGCTTGTTGAGGTAGAGTTTACGATCGGCAAGAAAGAATATCTCGTCCGTCGTGGTATCAAACCGAACGTCTTTGAGATCTATCAGAATAGTGAGATGCTGAACCAGAATGCTGGAGCGCGTGATGATCAAGAGTATCTTGAGAAGAACATCCTCAAGCTGAACTTCAAGTCGTTCGGTCAGATCGTCGTTCTCGGTTCTGCTAACTACATGCCGTTCATGCAGCTGCCTGCTCAGCAGCGTCGTTCCGTTGTCGAAGACTTGCTAGACATTCAGATCTTTTCGATCATGAATAGTCTGCTTAAGGATAAGATTAGCTCGAATCGTTCGGAGCTATCGGATATTGAATATAAGATCAATCTATGTGAGCAGAAGATTGAGCTGCACACAAAGCACATCGAAACACTTAAGACGAACAACGACGAGTTGATCGAACAGAAGCAGGTCAAGATTGGCGAACACAATAAGGCGATCGCCCTGCATCAAACAACCGTTAGCGGCTTGATGAGCCAGGTAGAAGATCTCAACCAGCAGATTGCAGACGAGAGTAAGGTTTCTACTCGTAAGACGAAGCTCGTCCAGATGGAGAACTCTCTTGAGGATAGGATTCGTAAGCTCAATAAAGAGATCCAATTCTTCCACGATCATGACAATTGTCCTACTTGTAAGCAGGGTATCGACCATGACTTTAAGTCTGACACACTCGAGAAGCGTTCGGGCAAGAAGGTTGAAATTGAACAGGCTCTCGTAAAGATCGAGGAAGAGATCAATAGCACACAGGAGCGTCTCGACTTTATCAATCGTACGAATGACGTCATTCATAAGTTCAATGCGTCGATCCAATCTAACAACCAACAGATTATATTCCTTCAGCGCTATATCAGCGATCTCAACAAAGAGATCGAAGAGCTCGTTACGCAGGGCAATAAGATCCAGACCGACATGGATAACACCGAGCAGTACGAGCGAGAGATGAAAGGTCTCAACAAACTGAGAGAGAACCTGACGCATCAGAAGGCTGTGCATGAGGTTGCTGCTCATCTGCTTAAGGATACCGGTATCAAGACCAAGATCATCAAGCAGTATGTGCCGGTCATGAATAAGCTCATCAATAAGTATCTTGCGGCGATGGACTTCTTTGTTAACTTTGAATTGGACGAGTCATTCAATGAGACGATCAAGTCTCGCTTTAGGGACGAGTTCTCATATGCATCGTTCTCAGAAGGCGAGAAGATGCGTATCGATTTGGCGTTGATGTTTACTTGGCGCGCTATTGCTAAGCTTCGTAACTCCGCCTCGACCAATCTATTGATCATGGATGAAGTGTTCGACTCGTCACTTGATAGTGCCGGCACGGAAGAGTTCTTGAAGATCCTTGAGACGTTGACAGGTGATACTAACACGTTCATCATTAGCCACAAGGGTGATCAGTTATTTGATCGCTTCCATTCGGTCATCAAGTTTGAGAAGCATAGCAACTTCAGTAGGATAGCGCAATGATTTATGAATTGATTCCACCAAATAGTCCAATCCTTAAACAAGAGTTAGAGAACTTTGATTTTTCTAATTCACCTGTAAATCCGCTTGACTTAGTTACGGACCTAGCAGAGACTATGTTGGCTAGTAACGGTATTGGGCTGTCCGCTAATCAAGTAGGACTTCCGTATCGTGTCTTTGTGATGTACGGTGATGAGCTTATCCCTTGCTTTAATCCACGTATTGTTGATATGTCCACCGAGACAGTTGTTATGGAAGAGGGTTGTCTTTCTTATCCCGACTTGTTTGTTAAGGTTAAACGTCCTCGACGAATCAAAGTACGTTATACAGAACCTAATGGTCAGACTGTTACGCGTGTATTCGATGGTATTACGGCTCGTGTCTTCCAGCATGAGCTCGATCACTTGAATGGCGTTAACTATCAACAGCGTGCCAATAAACTTCATCTTGAGCAGGCTCGTAAAAAGAAGAAGAAGACAACATCATCTCTTTCGACTCAGGCCCACAGTGCTATTGGCCAGCTAAATATCTAACATTATGTGGAAGCAACTATGACGAACAATCAACATACATATTCTGAAATCTTTTACTCTATTCAGGGTGAAGGAGTCTATACTGGAGTCCCCACAGCGTGGCTTCGATTCTTTATGTGCAATCTCCAATGTAATGGATTTGGTCAAAAGGATCCTACGGACGAGTCGACATACGTTCTACCATACAAGGATTTCGATCCCAAGTCTGTCAATAGAATTGAAGACATGCCAGTATGGAAATACGGTTGTGATTCATCTTACTCATGGGCTGCTAAGTTCAAGCATCTACAGCATAAGAAGACTGCTGCAGAGATTTGTGACCTTATCGAAAACGAACTCAAGAACGAACATAACCCTCATGGGATGTTTAGGCATCCTCACTCAGGTCAAGACCAGCACATGTGCTTCACGGGCGGTGAGTCGCTGATGCCACATGCACAAAAGGCTGTCATCGATATCCTTCGAGAGTTCAAAACTCGTGGTAATCCGCCTCTCTATATTACGTTTGAGACTAATGGTACACAAACGTTGTTGCCCGAGTTTGTTGACTTCTTTAATTGGGAATATGGTCTGTCGGAAGTATTCTTCTCTGTATCCCCGAAGCTGTTTAGTGTATCGGGTGAGAAAGCAGACAAGGCTATCAAGCCATATACAGTAGCCGATTATATGAACGTCTTTAACTCGACCGGTCAGATTAAACCTGTCGTGGGCGGTGAAGCTCGTCAGTGGGAAGAGCTTGATAGTGTCGTT